TTTGATATATATAGCTTGATTGCTCATAAACAGGTGTAAAATATTTTATTTTTTCTTCAAATGTGTATTTGAATGTATCAATTGCTACTTGTGTTGTATTATCCATATCTTGTAATGTTTTAATTAAATATAAAAGTATTATACATTATCAATTTTTAGTAATTGTTCAAGAAATATCTTCTTGTTGATATATATTATGCTTCTAATATTTGAGTGTTTATTTCTAATCTATTTTTATAATCTTCTATTTTATCAATAATCTTTGAATAATTCTTTTTTCTTTTAGGGCTTACGAGAAAATTATAGATGACGCTTATAATATCTCCATTTACACCTTCCTTATCTTGTAAGATTACAAGATTAATGATATTCTTTTTATCTTCAAAGAATGTCGAGAGTTCATCCAACTCCTTCTCCATCAAGCTTGCATTATAGTCAATAACAAGGTTGGTATAATTAATTATTTTTGTTGTAAAATAGTTAACTCTTTCATATCCTAAAAATGTTTTGTTAAATCTATCAATATGTGATTTAGTTGAAATCTCCATATTTCTCAAATCATTTGGATTAATATTATAGTAGCAACAATATCTATCCTTTCGGATCTCTTTATTATTTGTTATAAAGTTTTCAATAAAATAAGCACAATCTATAAACCATACTCTGTTTTCTGTATATACAAAATCAAAATGATGGTAATGTTCTCTATTATTTATTTTTTCATTTACCATATTTTTATTTTCAATAAGTAAAAGAGATAAATCATAGTACATCTTCAAAAGCTTATTTTTACTAAACTCTTCAAAAGACATAATGACATCTCCAACGCCTTTAATATCAATATATATATTGTTCTTGTATTTGATAAAGAGGAAGTATTTGAGATATATAATCCGTCCATGTGTGATATCGAACAATCCAGAGAACTCCATGTCAGGAATATAATGACTACGACATGTTGTCATTACAACAATCCTTGCAACTTATATAAATAAAGATTATCAGTTTTTCTAAATATAAAAAATATAAAACGTAAACATATATACAATAGCACACACACATCAAGCAATATTCTATGCAGATGCTACAAGGGCAATTGTCGCCTTCTTGTTATTATCTAAATTTTCTAAATACTTGACAAATATTTTGCTTACTTTGGAACAAATTAGATTACTATAAATAACTTGGAATATATCACAATTCATATCTTTCTTATCATTAAGTGCAATAAGTTTAATTAGATTTATTTTGTCATCTTGCAATGCTGACAATTCGTCAAGTTCATTTTCCATCAAAGTCGCATTATAATCAACTATAAGATTGGTATAGTTAATCACGCGTTTTTCAAAGCTCACTACTTCATGACCAAGGCGACGCATTAAAATATAGTTAAACTCAATCTCTGAAGATGTATTAAAAACCTTACGCTTGTCAGTATATGGATCATTCCATAAAGAATATTTCAATTCAAACGGGTTCATCTCGTAATAGCAATACTGCTTGTCCGTTTTGACAACATTATTCAAGATATATGCGCAATCTACAAAACAATACCGTCGTCCCTTATATATGTCTGTGATTTCATCATCCCAAATGAGTTTCCCATCGTCGTCAATTTTTTCAACAAACATATTTTTATCTTTTACGAGCAGTAGAGACAATTCATAATACATCTTTAAGAGCTTGTTTTTCATAAGCTCTTCAAAGGACATAACGATACTACCAACGTTTTTAACTTCAATATAAATGTTGTTATCATATTTGATGAAAAGGAAATATTTAAGATATATAATCCGGTCGCCAAGGTTATTTGTAGTAATATCAAAGAAAGCAGAGAACTCCATATCTGAAATATAATTGTGATACTCGTTTACGTTCATCTTACTTTGTTGGACTTTGTTGTATTAATGGCACTTTGGTTTATATCTGGTTTATCTGATGTGGACAAACAAGTATATCTCTGTCCATTGATTAAAATATTTTAATCAATTTTTTAATAATAAATATAATTTTGTCTCATTTTTATTTTCGGTATTTACCTATTTCTATATCCTAAATTAAATATCTTTAATCAAATAATATTTTTATATTATATATATATAGAAGATTAGAATAACCAATGGCTGGTAGTTGCGGGATGAGTCAAGAAGGTGGAGCTAAAAAGCGTAAATTAACACCGTATAATAAGTTTGTAAAGAAGATGTACAAAGAGCTTTGCAAGAAGCACCCGAATGACAAAGCACCTGATATTATGAAAAAGATTGGTGCTGAATGGAGAAAAAAGAATAATAAATAAAATTTGAGAATACTATATAGTATCTCTGCCTGATGCAGAGGACGAACCTGTATTAGTCTTTTTTTTTAATGGTTTACGCGTTGCAACTCTTAATGGTTTTTCAGATGCAACTCTTAATGGTTTACGCGCAACAGCTCTTACTTTGCTATTTTGCACGCGATATATTATTGAATTATTTAAATTATCTACATAGTTGCCATTTCTCAAATGACCTTCGTTATATTCATCATTGGCTGCTACTATATTTAATTCAAAAAAATTAAATAATTTATTTTTTAATTCTTCACATATTTTTTTGTCCAATGCAATATCCTTGTCTTGAAATATTTTGAATTTCTTCTTTTTATTTAGTTTGGAATTAGTTGGTGTTTGAGACCCTCCCCCGTAATTCATTCCTGCTTCACCAAAGTCTTCGTTGTCAGTTTCCCATGTTGTTTCATAAGCTTTATATTGTTGCGGTAAAATACTATTTAATGCTTTCCATTTTGCAAGAGTTTTAGTTCCTTCTAATTGTTTTTTATATGCTTCCTCCTCATCTGTTCCACTATTCCACCAATCAAACCCTTCTAATAACTTTAATGTTCTATCAATCCACCATTTAGGAGGCGGGTTGTGCCATTTGCTTGGATGCTTAAAATTCTTTGCGAAAGATGTCCATCTTGCTTCGTCCGGTAATAAAAAATTTGGTAGATAATCCCAATCATCCCGACATATGTAATAATTATCTTGTTGAGGAGCACCTCTGTAAATTGCTTTATATGGGAGAGGATTACGATCAACAACGTTTACATAACCATAAGGCTTTTCGTATCCTAAAGGATAATATTCCTCTTCCTTATATGTTCTCATATATGTGATTAATCTTCGCATATAATTTCTTACAAATAATCTCAAACCGGAATCATATTTTTTGTAATAATTTTTTCCATTACTTGAAAGAACACCCAAGTACTCTTGTTTTCTTAACCATATACCAATATACCATCTTCGTTCCGATATATTATGGAAGGTGAAATCAATTTTGTGTGTATGTCCAGTACTATCACCAGTCATGTAATGTAAAAATACTTCGGGATATACAGCAAGCTCTAATACAACTACGATTTTTCTATAAAACGCAATTAAATCGTTTGAAGATATTGAATTATGATGGTCTGCTAATTTTAATACTGCATCGCCTACATATGATAATAATAAATTAAGGCTCGTGCAACCATTTATCTTGTTTGTTCCATCTCTAAATTGTCTGAATAAAGATGTATATAATCCTAAATTAAAATTTAGATTGCCAAAATAATCAAAGTCGTCATCAAATCCGCCCTTATCAAGATTTTTGCTTGTTAAAACTCCAATAGTTACATGCGAAAGCCCTGGTATTTTTGATAAACAAGTTCCTATATTTTTGCTAATATAGTCAAAGTATTCGCAAAAAAACTGAACCCAATCGCCAGGGGTTATAGGGTATTTTAATTCATCATCTCTAATTATTGCGTATTGTCTCCTTGTTTCAGCAGGTACTTCGGTAGATAAATCGTAACTATCAACGTCCATTTGTTGTTGAGCCAATAATTTTGCTCGTTCTGCAAGTCGCGAGCTTGATCTTGTTCCGTATGGCATTTGTTAATATCTATTAATATAGTAGATATTATTTAAAAATGATGGAAAAATATGTTAAACCATCAAATAAAAATTATACAATATACACTATTGCGAACTGTAAATATTGTGATATGGCAAAAGAACGTATTAAAAAATCTGGAACTAAATGTATTAATATAAATTGTGATAAATATATGAATACTTGCAGAGAGCGTGATAATTTTAATAATTATATTAAACAATTTACAATAATACCATATTTATATTTTCCGAAGATATTTAAAAATGGAAAGTTCGTTGGTGGATTAAAAGAGTTATTGCAAAAATAAATATTTCAAATAATATAAGGGTTTTATTGTTAGTATTAATTATTGCACATTAAATGATTAAAGTTGATGGAATTATTCTTGTAATAAGCTGTCATAAGCATTTAAATACAAGGTTAAATGAGTTTCAGCTTCCACAGGCAGAGTATGGAAATTGGAAAGTTATATATGTGATTGGTGATTTGCGTTTAGATTGTGATTACAAACTTTATGGAAACTTAATGGTAATAAAATGTGAAGATTCGTATATTCATTTATTAAAAAAAGTTGTACTGTCTTTAAAATATCTGCACGAAGTTTTTGATATTAAGGAAGGGATACTGCGTGCAGGCGATGACTTGATTTTTAATGAGAACAGTTTATGCACTTTTTTAAACGAGAAAAAAGAATACATATTTAATGATAAAAATAATGTAATCGATTATATGGGTATATCGATTACATGGGAACCTGATAATAACCCATACAATATATATATAATGCATATGTCTGAAGCATATTTAAAAACAACAATAAATGATAATAGTATGGTTAAATACTACAATGAACACCCGGAAGACATAGATAATCCTCTACATAACTTGAAGGGTATTGATTTTTCAAAATATACCAAACGTCCTCATGTACCGTGCACTGCCAGCGGGGTTTTGTATTATATTTCTAACAAATCATGTAATATATTAATTAACCATTTACATAGTATTAATTATGATATATTTCATTATGATGAATATACCGATTCATATCCTTATACAATCGAAGATTGTTCAATATCTTATATATTGCATTTAAATAAAATTTTTTTTATACACTATGGAAATATGTATAGTGATAATTATATAGATGAGGATTGTATTGCATGTCATACAAATAAATATAAATAATATACAATTAAATATTTTTAATCATATATGTGTCTATCAGATTATATCCTAATTTCCTATAATATTCTCTAACGCCTGTTCCGCTAATTATTGCCATCTTGCCATATCCATTATCAACAGCAATTTCCTCCGCTTTTGCAATAAGTTGCTTTCCAAAACCCTTATGTTGCAAAGATCCCTCAATATTATCTCCTACGCTGTTTAAATTAGAATATACATGCAACTCTCTTATTAATGCACAACCTTTAATGCATGGCAATACTTGCGTATCGTCTTCTTTGTTTAAGCGAAGTCGCAAGAACCCAATTAAATAATTTTTATCTC